CTTCTACGCTGTTGCTCACCAAACATCTGTGGGTTTAGTCCAAAAAGACTTGTTACGATATTTTCAGCCATGATTTATCCTTATCCGTAAATGTCTTTGAGCATATTCTGGAAGCCAACATCGCCTTTTCCATACGCACTAAAATCTAACGCATTAACAGGTGTACCGCCTAATATTTTAGTTACCGCTTCTCCAAATAAAGGATTAGAAGTAACACCACCTAATGCTGATGCGTATGGGTTAGTAGTAGCGGCTTTACCCGTTGCCAATGCTACGCTTTGTTCTGCGCCCATCAAACCAAGTTGTCCAACTTTTGCACCTGCTGTAGATGCTGTTTGACCAAGTTGTGCGCCCAATGTCAAAGGTTGTTGCGCCAATTGCTCTAAGTTTGTGAATTGTCCCAAAGCAGTTGTGTAAGGAGCATAAGCGGCTTGTTGACCACCATAATACTGACCCATTGTTTGTGCGCCAGTGTTAAGCAGACCCGCACCAAACGCAACATTTTGTTGACCATACTGTTGAGCATTAGCCGCCAATTGAGCTTCTTGTTGCGCTCTAGCGTTAAACAAAGCCTGTAGTTCAGGAGTTGTATCGCCCAAAGTACCGCCTTGAGCAACCGCCAAACCACCACGACCTTGTTGTTGCAGTTTGTTTTGCAGATTAGCAAGCTCCAACTCACGACCAGGTTGCAACAAAGACATCTGCTGATTGAGATAGTTCTGTGCAACAGCTTCAGGTGACTGAGCCAAATACTGATTACCAAGACTAAACAAACTTTGTGCGCCTGTCTGCAAAGGAGCAAATTGAGCCTGTGCGCCCTCTGCTTGTGCTAAACCTAAATTACCCAAAGCAACCAAACGATCTTGCGCTTGTAAAGTACCTTCACTTGCTTTGTACCCTGCGCTTATCAATTGCCCCGTTACTGGATCAGTCTTAAATTCAGAAGTACCGAATCTAGTAGTCATTCCAATTGGTTTAAATGCGGCAGATGCTTTAGCAGCCGCAGTCTCAGTATCAATCATTGCCCTTGCTTTATCAGCAGCTTCTTTAGAAGTTTGCAGTTGCATAAGGCCTGCCGCAGTTTGACCGCCAGAGGTAAGCAAACCCGCATATTGAGCCGCAGTTAGACCTAACTTAGCCGCATCAGCAATCTGTGATGCAGTAAGTGCGGTTGCCGCAGTAGTTGCCGCGTTGCCTGTCAAAAGACCAGTACTTGTTAATCCTGCCGCAGTTATTTCTGCCGCCGTGTACCCTGCCGCAGCTAATTGTGCAGATGTAAAGCCTAATCCTGCCGCTTCTGTAGCAGTTAAACCAAGACCTGCCGCTTCTGTAGCCGTAAGAGCCGAAGCTCCTGATCCGAATATTCCAGAAAGTGATTCAGTACCAGGAATACCAAATACTACCGCAGCCGCAATAGCCGCTTTAATTAAGTCTTTTTTCAGAGTGCTAGAAGACGCACCTTCTGTGTAAAAGATAGGCTTTCCAGAGTCTGTAAACTGAACACCAAAACCAGTATTGCCATCACCTTCGTAAGAGCCAGACCAAAGATTTCCCTTTGTTCTTTCGCCATAACCAGAGATAAGTTTTGCACCAGTTTCTTTGTTGATAATGCCATCAGCAGTTTTACCAACTTGAGAGATGTCTGTAATACCACTTTTTGCAAGATCGTCAGCCATGTAACGAGCCGCTGTTGCAGGGGGAACACTACCTTTCCAAGTAGCAGTTGTATTTTGGGCTAATATCTGTTTAGATAATTTATCAACATTTGCAGCCGTATAAGTAAACGAGCCTATATGTTCAACAACCTTATCTTTGCTAATTCCATAGCTTGATGCCGCAGTAATAATGTCTTTTATAGAGGCATTAGGATCAATAAAGCTAAGGTCTTTTAATGCTTGTTTCATTTCAGCATCTGTATATGATGCTTTAACTCCAACTTTTGCAATTGATTGCGACATTGCTTGACGAGTATCTTTTTCAGCTTGTTCAGCTTGTAGTGCCTGTGCCTGTGCTTGTGCTTGTGTTTGTGCCTGACCAGTAAGCAAACCAGTAGGTTGTTTTTTAGTATTTAAAGCACTTAATGCTGCAATTTCTATTTTTCGGGCCTCGTCTGCACTTGATGGCATATTCCCAGTTGCTATAGCACCAGGAATCTTTTGAGCCACATCTTGTGCATTAAGTTTTTTCCACTGTTGTTCCCACAAAGAGTTTGCTGTAGCTTTTTGTGCTGGTGTCGCAATATAGTCATACCAATCATTCCTAGAATTTGGGTAACGCCATTTTAACTCTCCAAGAACTTGCAATGTAATTGGGTTATTAGGGTTAAAGTCTGGATGATACGGATTTAGTTGTACACGTTGACCAGTTGCTTCGTCAAGAACAGACTGTTGTACTTGGTTTTCTCTTGAGAACTTCTCACTTGCGGCTTGCTCTATAGCACGAGCCGCATTAGCCGCATCTACTTGAGCCTGAGTGTCAACTGTTCCAGGCACACGATTAGCAATGTAATCAGCCGCATCCCATTGTCCTTGAGCATTAAAGCCAGGAATAGTGTCAAAAGCCGCATTGATTTGAGCATCTGTCAAACCATAAGCAGACTTGGCAACCTCAATTAAACCAGCTTGAGATGCCATAGGATTAGCGGCTAATTCAGACGCTAGTGCCGCATTGATTTCTGCTTGTGTAAAGGCCATGATTTATTCCTTTAGGCTGGTGAAGCCGCAGCCATATCCGCCTGATAAGCCGCAATAACTTCAGCAGTCCAAGCCGTATTGCAAATAGCAACAACATTGGCGGGAACTCCAGTTAGGTCTTGTGCGGGTGTTAGGCTTGAACGATGGTAGGTTTTGCTTATTTCGTTACCATCTTCCAAGATGCGTGTTTTTTCACGATATAGAATGATGCCGTTTTCGGTTACTGTGATTTGGTCAATTGAGGTGGTTTTGGTGAGTGACATGGTGATTCCTTTTAAACTGAATATGAAATACTCGTATATACTTGTAAACCTGACATATTTGCATTTGTTGTTCTTGAAAAAGCAGATGGCACATTGTAAAGACGAAGCTCACTTGCCCCACCAAGAATAACAAACTGCACAGCACTTCCAGAGTAACTTGTAATGCCACCAGAGCCAGCACCAGTACCTGCTGAGAAAGGCAAACCGCCAATGGCTACTGAGTTTCCATTTGCATTTGATGGAAAAGTAAGGTCTTCAATCTGTAAAGTTACTAATCGACCTACTTTTGTGTATCTTTGAGTTGTGGTAGTAAGAGTTAGACCTGCGCCACTAGCGTCAGTTGCAGTCCAAGTCCCTTCTTCATAGTCATCTAGCGTATTAGCGTTTGATGATGCTACTTGAGTTGCGGGGAATGTGATGCCAGCCGCATCTGATGGAATACGCAATCGTTCTGTGGCATTGGTTGAAAAGATAATTGCATCAGCGTTGTTGCAAAACAGTTCTATATCCGAATCCGACTTTAATGAAACTTTATTGCTACTATGTGTTATGTATAAAGAGCCAGTAGCCGCATCTGAAAAGTGACCGCTTGTATCACCCCAAGTTGCAAGGGTTACTGCGCCACGAATAGCAAACTTACCAAAACTAGCTGGTGTAGTTGTACCAACACCAACATTACCTGTGTTGTAGTAAATATCAGAACCAGTAGTTGTCCATTGGCTTGAGCCGCTTACTGTTGCAAACGATAAAGTGCCAGAGCCATTGGTTTGTAAAAATTGCGAGGCAGAACCATCAGCACTTGGAAGTGTCCAAGTTACATTGGCGGCAATAGTATCTGGTGCTTTGAATGACACATAGTTTGTGCCATTGTCTGTGTCTTCGTATAGCTTCAGATTTGAGCCAGCAGTTGAGTTTCCAAGAACATCTAATGCCCCTGTAAACACAGCCGCACCAGTATCACTCAATGTTGCACCAGTAGAGTTCTGAATTAACTTACCTGTTGTGCTATCAAAACGAGCAAAAGCATTGTCGGTAGAGGATGCAGGGCCAACAACATCACCACCACCAGCAGGACTAGACCAAACGCCATCACCACGCCAGAATGTGCTAGATGTTGCACCAGTTCCTGAGTTCAAGTTTGTAACTGGTAAATTGCCTGTTACGCCTGTAGAAAGTGGAAGTCCAGTAGCGTTAGTCAGAGTAGCACTTGCGGGAGTTCCCAAGACAGGAGCAACAAGAGTCAATGCTGTGCCATTAGTTGTAGCACCAGTAATACCACCAAAAGCACCTGCATTGTTGTACTGAACCTGAGTAGTAGAACCGCCTGGTGTTCCACCGCTAGATGCCGCAATGGTAATTCCACCTGCGCTGTTGGTAATCGTGACGTTTGTTCCCGCAGTCAGAGTGGCTTTAGTTAAAGTGTTGCCAGTGGTATTGCCAATCAACAACTGACCATCTGTATAGCTTGTCTGACCTGTTCCACCATTAACAACGGGAAGTGTTCCTGTTACACCAGTTGACAAAGGCAAACCAGTTGCATTGGTCAATGTGGCACTTGTTGGTGTACCCAGAATAGGAGTCACCAAAGTAGGGGAAGTAGCAAATACGTTTGCACCAGTACCTGTTTCATCTGTCAAAGCCGCTAAAAGGTTGGCAGAGCTAAATGAACCAAGAGAAGTGGCATTACCAGTAGATGTAATAGCACCTGTTAAGTTAGCGTTAGTAGTGACGTTACCCGCAGTCAAACCTGAAGCAGTCCCTGTGATGTTTGTGCCAACCAAAGCAGATGGTGTTCCTAGAGCAGGAGTAACCAAAGTTGGGCTATTGGCAAACACCAAAGCACCTGAACCTGTTTCGTCTGTTACGGCAGAAGCCAAGTTAGCAGATGATGGAGTACCTAAGAATGTCGCTACACCAGTACCAAGACCTGAAACACCTGTAGAGATCGGCAGACCAGTTAGGTTAGTTGCCGTACCAGAAGCAGGAGTTCCCAATGCGGGAGTCACCAAAGTAGGACTGTTTGACAGAACAACTGATCCTGTACCAGTAGATGAAGTTACACCAGTACCACCATTAGCTACTGCAAGAGTTCCTGTGATGTCAGCAGTAGAAAGACTTACTGCATCCCATGAAGCATTAGTTCCATCGCTTTGCAGATATTTGTTAGCGGCAGATGTTTGGCTAGGCAACAGATTATTCAACGCACCTACGGCTGTAGAAGCACCAGTACCGCCATCAGCAACCGCTAAATCGGTAATGCCAGTAATTGAACCACCAGTAATTGCGGCAGAAGCATTGTCTGTTTTAGTGCCAACAGCAGTCTGAATATTATTAAACTCAGTATCAATCTCAGTACCCTTGACAATCTTTAGAGGATTGCCAGGTGATAAGTTGTCTTTAGTCGCAAAGTTAGTGGTTTTTGTATAATTACTCATGGTTTACCTCTTAGGCCATTTTGCCATCTTTGGCTTGAATTTCAATCTTTTGAAGGGATAACTGTGTGCCGTTAATGGTTGTTTCATAACCAGTTTGTACAATCTTACCCGCACCAGATGCGTTTGCTCTCAATGTCTTGATTGGCACACCACTTGTGTATTCAGCAATGTTGTATTCAGCAGTGCCATATTCATAACTTGCTTGAGTAGGAATGTAGATATTTTGGGCTTGGTAAGCACCAGAATAATCAAATCCCCAATTGATAGTTAAGAACTGATTAGACCCACCAATTACAATTGCCGAAATAGTCTTAAGAATGGAAATCTGATTAGGGTTTCCAAGGTCAGCATTATTAGTGTAGTACGCAAATCGGTACGTTGTTGTGTCATCTAAGTAACCGCCATACTTGCCAATAAAGCCAGTTTTACCAATTAACAAGTCACCATTACGCAAAGAACGTAAAGCAGTTGGCGCAATAGAGTCCCATTTGGTTACACGGGAAGCACCATCTTGTAAAGATTGTTTGGTATCAAAGCAAAAAACTTGAAAAGTAGCGGGTAAAACTAGCAGATAAAAGGCTTCTTTTTCTGAGTAAACAGACTTCAGATTAGCCAATGTTTCGCCAAGTAATGATGAATTTAGGTCAAAACGAACATTCTTAGACAAGTCTCTCAGGGGTGCAGACTTCTCTTGAATAGTCCTCATCAGTGAACGAACACCTGAATCTGACAAGAAAATCACATCAGAACCAACGCTTTGAATGGTATCTCTTGCAATACAGCCAATAGAGCCAATTGTGTCGGATAGAACTAAGGATGCAGGAGTAGAAGCACCAGAATAGACAAGAATCTGTCGTTTACCAAAGATAAACAAGAAATCATTGTGAGCTGCCAAACCCATGACCTCATCAGCACCATTAGGCCAGACCCGTGACACATCTAATGAGCCTGAAGTGCCACCACCCCATACATGACCCGCAATCAGATCAGAGAAGGTAATGGTTGTTTTATCTGTAGCAGTATTAGCTACCCACAAACGACCAAATGCTGAGATACAGATGTTTGCTTGAGGAGCAGTCGCAACATAGCCAGATTTCTCAGATATTCTGCGATAAGTAGTTGTACTTATAGCGGGGTCATAAATGAGTGGATCGTGACCAGTTTGGAAGAAGTATGCAATGCCATTTAATGATGCAGTTTGCCAGTTAGATGCCGTAATAGTAGGAGCAGTACCACCACCACCATAGGTCAACTCAGTCACCGCATTAGCAGTGCCAAGTTTGAATAGTTTATTGTTACCAGCAAAAAGAACAGTCAAAGTGCCATCATTTTGCACTAATTCATGGATCACACCCACATCATTAGCACCTAGATTGCCAGATGAAGCGTTAACCCTTGTGTAGCCTTTTCTAGCACCAATACGACCATACTGATCCAAGATGCAGTTAGTCGCAACCAAAGCAAAGCCAGCCCCTAAATCTAGGGGCGAGTCTTCAGTGTTCAGGCCATAGAAGCCTGGTGCTGAGAGACTGTAACTTTGTAGAGGCTTAGACATTACACAGGCTCAAAGTTGTTTTCTACATAGCGAGTGCCTTCAAGTGCAATAGCATCCGATAGCATTCCCCTGAATAAAGCATAGGCTTCAGAAGAGGCAGTTCCTCCATCTTCGCCACGCTCAATCAAAGCTCTTGCATAAGCACTTTGGGCAACCAAATAATCTAAAACTTTGACAGATGTTCCGTCTGATGAAAGATTTGCTTGTGGTACAGCCAAATCAAACATGACTGTATAGACCCCATTAGGAATTGGAAATAACTCTACTTTTGTGTCTCCACTAGAGTCAACACCATCAAAGGTGAACTCAGAAGGTATGCCAGTTGATGGAGTACCAAAGTTCAGTTTGCGGTTCATGTCCACAAAACTGATATTTTTTAAACCAATAAAACTTGTTGAATTGATAGCATCATTAACTTGGAACTTCTGACCCGCACCCGTCATTGAATATGCGTGTGTATTAGCAACAGTTGTGATAGTCACTGTAGTGCTAAGAACATTCCAATTAAAGGAATCTTCAATCTGACGCTTGGCATCATTGACAAACTTGCCAATCAAAGAAGAATAGGTTGTTTCGCCAACAGTAGAGACTGTGCTTTCACGCAAGCGAAC